CGTTACATCCGCAACCTTATTCGCTCCCGCCGAGCCACCGCCGATTGTGAGTTGGATGATCTTTGTCCCCGCAGTCACGGAAGGCCCACGATAGACGTGATAGAAGTTGCCCGTCAGGTTCGCCTTTGCCCCAGCCGACTCCGAAAGAATCTCAATGGCCGACGTGTCATCAGTTGCAACTGAAATGCCTGTGAATGTCGTCACTGCCGATAGATCGTCAGGAACGTGCACAATAACGGCGTCAATGAAGAGATTCTGCGTCGTGGCTGTCATTACGTTGTAAGCCCCAGCCGCCTGATTGAGCGAGATTTGCTTGTAGTTTACGGTGGTTTCGGGCATGAAGGACTTCGGAACCCACGCATAGCCGTTATAGATGAACATGAAGCCGGTGTTGACTTCATAAAAGGTCGCCCCGGCATTTATAGAGGTCGGTTTAGTATCCGTCGATAATCCGATGAAGCGATTGTTTAGCGAACCAATAGATTGAACTGCCATGATGTGCGCCCTCCTTTTTCGGGCTTAAAGGCGGAGGCCGAAGCCCCCGCCTTGTTAATTTATGTGGTCGGTATAGCCAAAACGGTGATAGAACATCCACCTGTTGCATCACCTTCCGCTGCGGTGGTAGTAACGATGATCTTCTTTTTGGCCGTATTGGTAAAGGCAAATGCCAAAACGGTACCAGCCACTTCGGTATCGAGAACAGTTCCTGCCATACACTTTTCAATAGCGTCATCTTCTCCGATTTTCACCGTGGGACGCGTACCCATTCCACTGTCGTAAGTTTCATCAACGGTCACAAGGACAAGGCAAGCCCTGTCTTTTGTATCGTGTGCTGCCACAATGGTCGTAGTCGCCGCATCGGTTTTTGTTACAGATACAGAACCGCCTAAACCAGCGGTAAGAAGGGCGGCTACTCCCGCACCATTGGCCAGCATCGCATTAGTGACTTTACCGGCCCCGATAGCGGTCACACCGGCGTTGGTAACTGTTACATCCCCGGTTAATGTCTGTTCTGCTCCAGCACCATCGGTCCCACCGATCAAAACCTTACCGTCAGCGATAGCCGTCATCGCAGCGGTTACTTTCTTTGCTCCGATTGCTGTGACGCCGGCATTGGTAACGGTTACGTCACCAGTAAGCGTTTGCTCTGCACCGGCTCCATCCACTCCACCGATAAGAATTTTTCCATCAGCAATCGCGGTCATGGAGGCGAGAACCTTTTTGGCTCCGATTGTAGTTGCTCCGGTATTGTCAATAGTAACATCCCCGGACATGGAAACCGCAGCACCTTTGCCAGAAGCGTTACCGACAAGGATTTTCCCGTTGGCCAGCGCCACATCATCAACAGCAAGCGCACCGTCGGCAATATTAAGAGCTCCGCCGCTTTCGACCTCAATGGTTCCACCTGATTCGATTATAATTTTTCCGCCACTGGCGACTACTAATTCATCGCCGCCTGCGCGTCTGTATGTTTTTGGTTGATATGTCGTATCTGCTGCCATTTCTAAATCCTCCATCTCCGTTGGTTACAGCGAGTAGGGCCGGAGAAGCCCTACCCGCCTATCCCACTAAGGGAACGGTTAAGCTACGGGTGCGATTTCAGGATCGCCCTTAATAAGCACAATAGACAGTGGAGCCTCGATATTTCCGGTTTCTGTGCAAGTCAGTTCAAGGTATCTCTTGCCACCGACATAGCCAATTTTGTAAAGAGTGTTATCTTTGGTTGCCGCGTCAATGGTTAGTACCACGCCGGAAGCCACGGTCAGGTCAAGCATATCGTCGGTTTCAACGTTGGCGTAGGTTGTGCCGTCATCGCCGTGCTTCAGTGTGAAAACCCACTTGTTGCTGTCGTCAAAATTCGCGTTAAGCCCAACCGAAATCAGCAAGCAGGCAGAATTAAATCCGGCCAAGTCAATATCGGTAATGGTCTGCGTTGTGGAAACCGCAATCGGACCAAGCAGAGAAACGGCTTCAATGTTATTGTAAAGGTCTTTCATATCTTTTCTCCTTATTAGAGTTTTTAAATGGGGCTATGTTTCAAGCCCCTGTTAATGGTTAGCTGGTTGCGATTCTCAGAGCCTTCACAGCCTCGAAATTTACGATGCCTCCTCCAACGCGACGAGTGCAATAAAAGAGAACATTGCCCTTAGATGTGTACGGGTCGCGCAAAATGCGGATGCCCATGCGGTCGATAATTAGGTAGGCTCTCTTGAAATTCCCGAAGAACAGCGGATAGGCATTGCCTCCGATGGAGGCCACGTTGTCATCGTAGGCGCACGGTTTGCCCAACAGGGAATCGGGCTTGCCAGCTTCCAGACCGGCTCTCCAAATGTAGTCACCATTTCCGTTCTTCAGGGTGCGGATGACCTCGCAGGTCGTATCGTTCATCAGGAAACTTGCGCCATTGCGATAACGGGGCTTCAGGGCATGAACCAACGAAATCAGCTTGTCGGCGTTGTTAAGCAGGGAATTATGGCCACCAGCGATGTAACCGACTTTGCCGAACTCGTAAGAGGCATTGGGAACCATCGTGTAACCGGCAATACCGTGGGGCTTCGCAACACCATCGCCGGTAATGAAGGCCGCGCCCTCTTCTTCGTCAAACTCAACGGACACTTCATCCGCAAGCCACTGAGCCAAGTCCATCGAGCTGTCATCAAGGGAAAGCTGCGTGCATCCCGGTTCAGCGTAAAGTTCTTTGGTGTTCAACACGATCTGCTTCAGGGAAGGCGTGCTGGTCTCGGTTCTGGTTTCTTTTTCAGCAACCCAACCGGAAGTCGTTCCGCCGACGTTGACCAGCTTCGTAAACTCTTTCGTGCTGATTGCGCGAACAGTCGCCAACTGACGCATAACCGAAATCGTACCGGCAACGCGGTCAATCGCACTGTCAAACTCTGCCGGAGCTACCAGATAACCACCATCGGGGTCGGACAGGGTAGAAAGACCGGCCTGCACCTGCAATTCTTTGACGGCGGACAGTTCAGCGTCACCGCCTTTTCTGAACCATTTCTCGAAAGCGGCCTTATGTTCGGCTTTCACTTTGTCAAGCGCAGTCGTTCCGCCACCTTCAAACTCTTTACGGGCCACTAAGGTTTCCAGTGCTTCCAACTGACGTTTCAGTGCGGAAATTTCGGTAATATCTTTGTTGATTTTATCGACTTTTTCGGTCAACAGGGCATCAACGCTGCCTTTTTCTTTGAGTTCCTTCTGCAACTTGTCGTTTTCGGCATGAAGCTCGTGAACGGCCTTGCCAATATCTGCAATACTTTTCTTAATCTCTTCCATCTTATTTCCTCCGCTATCGCTTCACAATAGAAGCCAGTTTATTGAGTTCAGATTTCAGTTCGTTGATTTCCGCCTTTTTCGCGGCCTCTGCTGCTTCGTCAACTGCTTTATCGCCCTTCAGTTCCTTGCATCTCGCAATAACCTCTTTGGCTTTGTTATGAGAAAGGCCAAACACATCTCGTATTTCCCTTTCTAAATCGCGTTCTGTAATGGGTTCTTTTTTTGCTGCTGCTTTAAATTCATCCGGTAGATTCGAGAATATGGACAGGTCAAAGGTAGCTTTCGCGCCCTTGCCAGCTTCAATGATCGAATCAATGAAGCCCTTCTCTTTGGCTACTTTGGCTGTCATCCAAGTCTCGGCTTTAAGCATTTCCTTGATTTCACGCTTGCCGATATTGGTATTGTCTGCGTACATATCAATCATCTGCCCGCTGATCTGTTCAAGGATGTCGGCTGTTTCCCTGAGTTCGTACTGATTGCCACATCCGCATGTCATCGGTTCGTGAATCATAACCATACTATTTTTGTATGCTTGCTTCTGTGAACCGGCCATAGCGATATAAGAAGCGGCAGAAGCGGCAAGTGACTCAATACGGGTAATTGGCTTAGACGGATGTGCTTTAATCGCATTGTAGATCGCATTTGCACTAAAAACGTCACCACCTGGAGAATTTATGCGAATAACAATCTTGCTCTGCTTTAATCCGGCAAGCATTTGGACGAACTCGCGCTCATCATTGAACGGCCAGCCGATATAATCATAAAGCAGGACATCGGCTTCATCATCGGCCACGTCCTCTATTTTGTACCAATCGGATTTATCTAAAGGCTTATTGTAAATAGCCGCGATAACCTTTGCATTCCTTTCATTCCTATAGTTCAGGTTCATTTTTGCCTCCCTTAGTGCCACCACCTTTCTTGTCTATGCCTGAAGATATTGTATTGGGATTTTCGTAAGCATCTCCACCTTGATACGGGTTCAAATCTTCGAGCGATCTGCATTCGTTTGCGTTTAATATCCTGCTGCTTATTCCAATCTGATATGCAGCGTAACGCTCCGTGATGTTTCCACGCAGCAACGAATTAAGATTAAATTTGGTGTAGTACCTGTCTTGATCCGCTTCGGTAAGACAGTCACGGTCAATGGTTGTCTCGAAGTTGACCGCAATCGGAGCCAGCGTCATGTCAACAAAAGTCCGCTTAAATTCGCTTGCGCTGGCATACGTCTCCGGGTTGTCTCCCGCCTGAACAAGCATCAGCGGCACACCATACATCCCGCAGATTTGAGATTCCGTCATTTTCATTTGTTCTAAAAATTGCTGGTCAACGAGCTTGATGGTGGGAAAGTCAATCTTCATTCCCTCATCCACAAGCATCACGTCCTGAGCATTGTTCAAACCGGCGTATTTTATTTTCAGTGCTTCGAGTTTGTTGGCATGAGTAACGGGGTTCAGCGCAAGCGGATGAGTCAATATCGCCCCCGGATGCAGACCCTTTCCAAAGTAACTGGACAGGAATTTTTCTCCGGCGAGGCCCAACCCGATACACTCCCTTGCGTATTGAATTGGATTAAGCCCGGTGAACCCATCAAGCGACAATCCGCGAATATGAAAAATCTCATCCTGCGAATATTCTTTAATATCACCAGAGGCATTGGTGATTTTGTAGGTAAGAGACCAATCTTTATTTCGTACTATCCCAGAAACGCTATCGGGGTGGATTGGCAGAAGCTCTCTGACTTCATCCCTTACTCTTACTTTTAGCGCATAAAAATTCCCCCTGAGTGATACATGGACAATCGCCAACCCCCACATTTGCGGTGCGGTCATCCAAGGATTAGGCCGCTTGCTGATTACTTTGTAAAGCGGGTGGTTTTTCGCTTTATTTTTAACGCCGTCAACTTCTTCCATAAGATGACAAGGCATTTGAGACACACAGTTAAAAAGAACACGGACGCAATTATTGACGGTCATCTGCCGCATCGCCGTGTCTGAATTAACAGCCAAACCACTCGAAGTATAACCGCCGCCGAAACTTTCACGGATCAACCGCTCCATCTCGGTATTGATTGCCTTCGGTCTGAACTGCGAGAATATCCCCACTATTTCTCACCAAAAAGAAAAGCCAACGTGAATATGATTGCACCCGTAACGGTAAAAGAAACCCACGGAAGAAACTGGAAAAGCCCGAACCAAAAAAGGCCCAGACCAGCAACGAGCAGAACGTCCCGAAGGGTTATCGCTTTAAATGGCTCAAAGATTTTCTTCACTAACCATCCAAGTTTTTGCAATGAAGCCCCGCCCCTACTTCAAGATTCCCCCGCTAATTCAATCGCGGCCATCGTCTGAGATTGGACTAAAAGTTTTTTAGTCTGTTCACTCTCACTTCTATATATATGCCTAAAATGGACATTTTAGAGTCTCATTCATCATATATATTGTTGTTATTACTTGATATTCTTCCTATTTGCTTTATGGACATTGAAAGTAAGCCGGCAATATCTGTTTTATGCAATCCTGCTAATAACATTGCGGCGATTGCTCTTTTTCGCTTATCTTTTATTTGGGGCAATAGCTCCGTTCTGGCTTCATGGTCGGAAGCGTATTCATTTAAGACAACCTTATAGTCCCTATCTTCATCGGTACGCAGTCCTGGTAATAACTTTTCTCTCAATGGAATATTCTTGCCGACAATATCAAGAAGCAAGCAGTCGCCAGAGCAATGTATCTTTTGCCCTTTATGGGTAAACGATTTGCGGCGGCAATATAAGCATAATTCGTCAGGTAGTCTCATAAGCACACCTTCACTTTCCCGACGGTGCTTTCTATCTGTTTAAGACCGTGGCAGTAATAAACAGGTATTCCCGTGACTCTTGTAAACATCTTGTATTTTGTTTGGCGGAGGTTCCGTGGATTTTTTCCATCGCGTAGCACTCCCTGAAAAGCATAATGTCCCGCGCCTTATAAAGATTTTCGATATGAAGGTACGCCATAATCTCCTTTCACAAACTCATTCTTTTTAGCATTTCTTCTACGGATAACCCCTCGTCAACGGATCGCTGGTTCTTTGCCTGTGGGTTTAATGCCATGAGGGAAACAGCGTTGAACGTCGCCATCAGCGGGTCAATCTTGCCCGTCCCGCTGGCCTGCTTGGTAATGGAGATTGCGTTTCCCCTCGGCTCAACCCTTGCATTTCCGACGCACCAGTTCATTAGCGCCTGTCCACCGTGAATCAATGTCTTTTCAGCAATTTTGCGCTCGGTGGTCTTGATGGCCCCGTTTAACCTCCAGCCCTGCGGGATGCCCACAATTCGATCATGGTCTATCGCTCCAACGCCTTTTTCATCACCGGACTCCAGTTCGTCAACGATTGCCCCTATCCCCGCCTGGTCAACGCCTATCCGGTCAAGTAATCCTGCGGAATCGCACTTTCTGACAATATCCCCCAACTGCTTTACATCCTGGCCGATTTCGTCAACGATGATCAGATCTCCGTCTTTGGCAAAGTCGTGATATTTTGGAGCTTCTGATTTTCTGCGCTCTAAAGCGATTTTATGTGCCCATGCGCGTGTCCACAAAAGCCATAAGCCTGTGCTGGCTTCTCTACCTATCACGGCCAGCCCCAATAGGTCGTCAAGACCGCCCCCGTCAATGCCGATTTCGATAACGTCTGATTTTTCAAGGATGCTATCAAGGGTTGCCTCACCCGCCGCACCCTCCCAGAAGTCAGCCCCAGCCCACCGCTGAGACTTGAGGGACATTCCCATCTCTACATTCAGGTGCTTTGCAAGGAATCCCTGCATGGACTCGTGACCGGCAGATTCCGCTTTGCTAAATTCCCGCTCAAGGAACTTCACATCAACCGACGCCCCGAGATTCGGATTGGTCAAGTACCAGTATTGCTTGTCGAGGTATTTCTTATCTTTGAGGAAAGAATCAGGAAACTCGTATAAAACAGGAAGAAAGCTGTTGTCGTTAATCTTGCCATCCCGGACGCCACGGGCATAGTCAAGTTTCTGCTTGAAGATGCCCGCAGGAGCTTCGTCGGATTGAGTGGTCAGCCAGGTAACAAATCCTTCAGGACGCGAGGCAAGGCCGCCACATGCCTCACGGAGCATGTTCTCTGCATTGTTGCGCTTACCGAACAACCAAGCCTCATCTATCAGGATTCCCGTTGCACGTTTTCCCCCGACCGTCTCTGAATCGGCAGCAACAACCTTCAGTGTCGCCCCCGTGCCCCTGTGGGTTATCTGTCGAATATGATCTTGAACGTGCAGAAGATCGCTCAATTCCTCATCTGCCTTCACCATGTCGCGGGCGGGATTGAAACTGTTCGAGGCGATCTCTACGGTGGGGCTAAGGATAAGAAACTCGGCAGACTCGCGCCAATTTCTAATCAAGCTGACCATCATCAGGGCTGCTGCGAGGCAGCTTTTCGAGTTCTTCTTTGCCACTGATAGGAAAAACTCCGAGATCAGTCGCCTGCCTGATTCGGCGTCATAGGAACCAAAAACGGAACTCACGAAATCGAATATCCACGGACGGCCTGCTTCTGCCAAAGTCGGCCTTCCAAGGACATCAACGAGGCGTAATGCCTTAAAGACGGCAAGGCCAGCATTAGCCTCTTCAGGAAATAACGGTGGGGGAGTAAGGCTTTCGCCAGCGATGATTCTTCTTTCCCAATCCAAGCACTGTGTTGACCACTCCATTTATTTCACCAGCGATATAGGCGGTTTTGACGGGGCAAAACGCCCCTTCCCGGCAGCTTCGGCCTTCCTTTTCTGCTCGTCTTTCTTGCCGGCCCCAGACTCACCCTTGCGAGGATGACAGTATGGCGCGGCGGCTATTGCCATCTGCCTCCTCACAGCCGGGTCTTCTTTTGGGTCATTCATCACGCGGAGCATATAGGTAAGTGGGTCTAATTTCTCTGTTTCGCCGCTTTCCGCACTGCCGTCATCCAATTCCTTCGCCAGCTCCACCGAAAGCTGATCCATTAACTTTTTCTCGGCCAGGGATAATTTATCGCCCTTGCTGACACGAATAAGAAACTCCTGATAAAACTTGGCCTTGGCTTTCGTACCCAGCAATAACATCTGCCGGATTTGCTCGGCCTCCACTTGCGCCGGAGTGCATTTTCTCGGCTTTGAATCCTTGGCACCCTTGGGGCGTCCGGCTCCAGGGCGATAACCGCCTTTAGGCATCTTTTTTCTCCTTTAAGACTGAAAATTTATGCCCACATTCCGGGCATATAATGATGTTTGGCTTTTCCGGTTCATGGTCTCCAACTTCCTGTTCGTCCGGTTTAATCGCCGTCATCATCAACTCTAACTCGTGGGAGTTGAAGCCCGTGATGTGCATGTCAATCGAACCATCGTCCAATTCAATCAGCAAGTCTTTGAGAATGGGAACATCCCAATCCGTCCATTCATTCGACTTGTTGTCACTAATTGCTCTTGCCAACGCCTGCTTCCGGTCCCCCTCATAAACGATACATGGGAACTCCTTCATCCCAAGCAACACCCCGGCGTCAAAACGGTGATTTCCAGCTAAAATTTCGTATTTTCCGCCAGACTTATAGACATTTAAGGGATTCTGGAAACCATGTTCCTTGATTAGCGTAGTAAGCCGCTCAATACCCCTTGGGTCTTTATCGACGCGTGGATTATTATGTAATTTTATGAGTTTATCGGCTGGGATGTAGATGATTTCGAGTTTGTTTCCCTTTTTAGTAGTCACGTTCCTGTTCCTCCTGTTCAGATTTCACACGATGGCAGTCAACACAGAGGATTTGCCTGTTGCAATCCGCCTCCTGGCCACCCCTGCTCAAAGGGATTACGTGGTCAATTTCCAAATCCAGACCACACCCGCACTTCCGACATTGAGCGCCATCCCTCACAAGAATACGCTGCCTGATCCTTCCATGCTCCCTGCCCCTTATCCGGTCAACCGCCACCGACGCCCCTACCTTCGCATCAATGACCTGAACCCGAGCCTTGATTGTTTCTATCTTTTTCCTGCCCATAAAAACTCCAAAACCACAAGATATTGTGTCTTGATGGATATTGTACCACTAGATATTGTATCTTGTCAAGAAAAATCGAACGGACGTTCTATTCCGTAGTGCTTTCTCGTGAATTTTTACTTTTAAACTAAAAACTTATGCTATTTTGATTGTTGACGACGAAAATCACAAAAATGGAAAAAATTTCCGCGTGGGGAACCGGGCGGTTTCCGGAGCAAAAATCCTCCAGAGATTTGACCCTCCCCCTGGCCCAGACGCCGCCGGAACATCCTGGCCCTTGTCATCCACTGCCCGGAATTGATCGCGCCGCCTTGGGCATTTAAACGAGCCTGGAGCCGTCGGCGTTTCCGGTCTATAGAACGAGCGTTCTATGACTTGAGCCTGCCTGTAAACATTTTCCCTTGATATATTCGAGCGGGTTTCCTTGCGTCTTATCTATTTGATTTTATTACGTTTTAATCTTCCAGCGTTTCCATTGATTGTTTTTGCCTTGCAAGCCATTGTTTTCTTTATCTTTTTTGCCTTGTTTAAATCGCCTACACTGAAAAGCCCTTGCTATCATACAGGCCAGAGCCTTATCGTTGAATGTAGGGCATCCTGGGGCGACGTTTTTCTTAAAATAGTTTTGCATTTTGGCATATATATTGCCGTATTGATTGACTTTCGTCTGATTTTATTTATTCTGATATATTTCAATTTTTGAAAAAATCGAGGCCTGGAAGCCTTGCTATCATTACGTTTCAAGACTTCCGTTTTTTTTGCCCTTGTGTCCCTTGCTATCATTGACTTTCCGGCGGGTACGTTTTTGACAGGCATCAAAGCCTTGCTGTTATTGACTTTCACAAATCCACTTGCAGCACTTTTTTGAAAGCCTTGCTGTGATTGACGTTCACGACCTGAACGTGTAAATTTTTTGCTCTTGACAAATCAAGTTTTTCGTCAATTTTCCTGAAATTATTTTTATTTT